GCCATGAGTTTGGTAAGTTAATCTATTTTATTTATAATTCATACTGCAATACATATTTCGTAGAAGATAAGAAACTATAACATGTAGGATCATTATATGAAAGTTTAGAAGGATGAAAAGAAAGATCTACACATCTCTGTAGGAGAGATGATAGGGACGATTCGTCCTGTGTTGCGCATTACTGCGGCTTGAAGTTGTTGTTGGAGGATTGTGTCAGGTTCGGAAATCGCTAATTCTCGCATGGCGGTAGTGACGTTGTCAATGGTGGCCATAACGGGATCTCTGGATTTGGTAACCCAATTGCACATCTCCAAAGAGGATGCGGTGGCCAATGGAGCCCTATAGACTCCCATCATGCGTTTAAATCCGCGTTTGAGAAAGGTAACCTCTTCAATAGGTCGTGCATGAGTCTCGACGCCGTCTTTGGCGGCTGGTGTGAAGATCATTCCAACTTCTGCGAGCATAGCACCGATGTTTCGGGATGTGAACCCTGGAAAGTCAGCAGAAACAGAAAACATAACGTCATCACCATGAGTTAGGGTGCGAACATTTTGGAGAAAGTCTCCAACTGAAGATAGGGGATAGATCCTACGCCAAGCGTAGAAAAATGCAACAAGATTGACTCCGCTGTTGATAGCGGTGGTCCCGATCATACCGGAAGGTAAACTTCCTTCAGTTCTGTAGACCACTCCTCTTGAGCTGTGGAATGCATGAATGCAAAACTCAGCGAGGCGTTGTCTAATAATGTCATCTTCTCCCGATCCACCATTCATAAGATACCAATTTCTGATTGATTGGTACACTGGTAGTAGAAAACCAGAAGGTTGAGTTGAATCGAAGGAAGAATAGTCTCCATCGTCTACATTAGGTGAAACTTCATGTAGCCAATCGGCAAGCCGTTGCCAGTCGCCACTCATAGGATTAACACCGGATGTGCAGGTGTTTCGCACTTGATTGACGATCAGATGACCGAAAAAGGCTCCGTAGTAACGGCGTAGGAGGATCATGAATACCAGCGGGGAGGCTGAAAATATTCTGGTCTTCACTTTGTCAGGATTGTTAATGTCAGCCTTGGATAGAGCAACGCGCTCATCTTTGAGAGAGTCCTTGAAAATTGGTACGTCCTTGATGTTGCCAGAACGGAATTGTTCCTCCAAATCAGAGACCATGTCGATTAGTGATTGTGTAGGGGAATAGTCCTCTCCAATCCACAAAGTTTTACCTTTGGCACCTGGTGTCATGCAGAGCGGGAGCCCAGCAGATGTAGATCTGTCGACAGGTTCCAAGCCTGGGATATCTTTGCCTGAGAGTGCTTCCTCTAAAGTAAGAGTGCGCGCAATGACTGGTTTTCCCGAACAATACCGAGTGAGTACCGATAGAGCCTCAGTTTGAAATCTCTCTGAGATGATAGGTCGATGTTTCTGAAAACCTCTAACTCCACGCTCCATTGGATCGCATGTGTCTGTGGCCCTTAAAATGGATGGTCTAGTGGTAGGCGCTGAAACTTCAGCATGGATTTCCGATCTACGGTGTTTTGTGATGGTGGGCTCAAATGGAGTCTTGATAGTTGCGAGAGGATTTTGGATATAAGAATGATCCATAGGATCATCTCCTTGGAATCGTTGATCTGAAATTACAACTTCGGACTCGAAGCTAGCATGATTCTCTAAATCAGCAATCATTTCTTGCGTTATAACTACTGAAGTTCCTGAGCCTGTAGCATTACCCATCATGTGGAAGCCGAAAACCTTGCGGTTTCTAGTAGGATCTACGCACATGAATGGAGCGCCACAATCACCTGAGATAGTGTGCATATGGTCGTAACCAATCAGCGTTCTAAATGGAGCTTGAGTTCCATCAGGCAGAGCAACAGCTCGATCTTGGAGCTCCGGATGGGGAGCATTCATTACTAAAGATTCGCCTTCACGTCGCGTAATGATACGACCTGCTGGAAGGTATTGAAAGTTCAAATCGGTATCCATCGCAATAAGATGGCGAACGTCTGTGAACGGTGATAAAGTTTTTGGAAACTGGACGAGTGTGATGTCCAATTCTGGGTGGCTGATCATTCTAAGTTCCTCCCGTTTAAAGTAGGAAGTTTGAATGCCACCACCCGAATAGTAGCGAGTTATGGCCCAATCACTATCATCAAGAAGGGCAACTGCATGAGTGTTGATCCAAGCTCTACGACCTGCATAAAAGAATATCTTGGATAGAGGTCCCATTGCGCCTTTGGCGCTGACATCGCAGAGATTGCGGTAAAGTTTTTTTGCAATACCATCAGAATTCTGATCTGCGGAGCCTTGGAAGTCTTGTGCCTTTGCAGCGACTCGGTCCGCCATCTTATCAATCAATTTATCGTAGATTTCTGGGAAATTTTTGACCAGAATAAGGATCTCTTCAGGGCAATCATTGAATTTTGCCAATTCTTCAAGAGAAACAGCATCTTCAGCCAGCAAGTACTTGTAGTAGCGAGCTACACGTTCCTTCACTGACACAGTGGAATTCTCATGTTGAGAAGAAAGTACGAGTTTGCCGTACCATTTAAAAGCCTCCATGAGCATCCGTAGGTTGTGTTCGGATGGTTCGTCATGGTAGGTCTGGAATAAGTCCCTGCGGACAGATACGACTTCTTTTGATCCTATGTTAATAATTTCAAGGTAACAGTCGACGGTCGATTCCATTTTCATGGTCTTACCTTTGGTGGCTGCTTGTTTGCCTTGCGATTCCCTACTCTCCAATTTGAAAGTAGATTTCTTGGTAGACGATTGCTTGCCTAGGGCTCCGCTGGATTCGTTGAATAGTTGGACTTCGTCCGCTTCGTAAGTTGAAACGGGTTCCAGATAGTCGCCAATTAGTCCGGCGATGAGTTTGAACACAATTGTGCCAGCGCCCCATAGGATAGCAATTCGGAGAGCCCTTGTTACTTCTGAGCTACATATGATGTTCCCCAAAGCGGAGATTGTAGCGTTTCCATATTGGAAGATTGATTTAAGTTTCTTCCAAAGCAAGGTGGTGAAGGATTCGATAGAGCGTTCAG